ACGTAGTAGATTCATTTGATTTTAATAGAATATGGCAAGGTCATCCTAACTCACCAACAACAGGAACCTTTGCTACAAATGGCACAGTAAAGACTGATAGATTAACAATAGTATCTGATAATCATCCTAAACCATCTCAAATATTTCCAACTGAATATCAACCAGGAGGATCAACAACAGTTCTTGATAGAACTTTCAATCAAACATTTGTTTTTCGTGGTGGTAAAGATGTTCCAAATCCAGGAACTAGAGAGTTTCAACCAAATAAAGCAGTTGGTATATTAGCAAATGGTGGTCTATTGCATACTCCAGATTGGGGTACAGCAGGTGGTGCACCTACAAACTTACCGATTGATACTGTAAAGTATGATTATGTCAAGAATACAAATTTATATGATGCAATAATAGACAACCAGATATATTATTATCAAACTAGTAAAACAATCGATGAGTTTAAACTAGCAAATGGTGTATTCCAGTGGGGACTTCAAGAACAGTTTGTATGGAAAATAAAGGTAGAGTTTGATAATATTATGTTACCTGTTGACTCTATAGACGAGAGTTTGGGTAATATTGAAGTTGGAAGAATAGTTGATGAGGTAGCAGGAAGTGCTCGTGGTATTATATCAAAGATTGTAAGAAATAATTTAAACGTTATAACTAGAATATACTTAAGGCAAGTAACTGGAGGACCTTTCCAGACTGCTGATTTATGTTTAGGTTCAAATGGATTTAAGTTTCGAGTGGCAAGTGATCCTGTCACTTTCCCTAATGGTTTGTTTTATATCGATTTTGGTGATGATGCACATGAGTTTGGTAACTTTACGCCAGGTCAGTACTACCTTGCTCCAGAAAATGTCAAAGTTCAGAAAAACTATCTCATAATATGGGATCAATCAGATCCTTCAAACTCACACGGTAACGCACCACATCCTATGCGGTTCTCCACAACTCAAGATGGTACGTTAAATGGTGGAACGTTATATTACAATAGTACAGGTGCTTCTGCTGCTCATGCTGCAGATTATGAAAATGAGATGCAACCGTTATTCATAATGAATGCGGATGAAACACAGAAAATATATTACTATTGTGCTGTTCATCGTTATATGTCAGGATATACAGGCGATGAAGGTTATATGATCCTCGATACCTCACATGAGGAAGAGGAAGAAGAAGAGAATATGAATACATACTATGTCGAGGATTTTTATGGTACTGCAGCAGCAGGAACACTAGATTATTCTAGACATACAGATGGTCACTCCAAGATTATTGGGATGTCCTTTGATGGATATCCAATATACGGACCATGGGGATATAATTCTTCTGGCACAGCAGCAAGGGAAACTTCTAGTTATAGATTAAGAACTACTGCTGAGTTACAAGGTGCTAGACCGATTGTAAACACTGCAGGTACAGAAACTTTTACAGTTACTGTTGCTAATGGTGAGTTTGCATTCAATGGATCATCACCTGAGTTTTTAAATCTGAAAAGAGGAAGAACGTATATATTCAACCAAGACGACGCAAGTAATACAGGGTCGAATCATATACTTATTTCTACGCAAACAGATGGTTGGCATTCAAATAATCCAGTAGTTATTGGTTTAGAATCAGTCTTGTATTCGGGTCAAGGCATATCATATCAGATCAATGGCAGCACAGTTACATATCAACAATATCTGAGTTTATTTAATGGAGCAACAACCAGACAGGTTACATTTACAGTTCCTGTAGATGCACCTAGCGTCCTATATCTTTTCGGATATATTGCCTCAGGTTTTGGTCTAAGACTTGTTAACGATGGTTATATTCTTGGAGACCTCACATCAGATTATATTTACGATTCTAGTGTAGGAACTTTAGATGAGTACAATGGTAAGTTTGGAGTAACACCAGAGTATCCTAATGGAACTTATGCTTACTTTATGACTGAGGATGGTAGTGGTAATCCTGTATATCCTTATGCCATAGGTCCCAAGTATTATAGCGAACCTATATTTGAAGGTAATACAGTTCCCGCACAACCTGCTATATTCCCATCACTAGCAACAGGTGATGTTGTTTTAAATCCTAACGGATCAGTCTCTTATGTTAAGATGACTGTAAAGGGTGATAACTATTTCGGTCCTGCAAAAGCAAAAATATTAGGTGGACAAGGATCAGGTGCAGTAGGATCTCCTATTGTTCAGACTGTTACTGGTCTATCTCTACTCAATCAAGGTAGAAGTTATGCAACACCTCCAACACTTATCTTTGAAGGTGGTGGTGGACAGGGTGCACAAGGTGCTGCTGAAATTGATACATTAGGTAAACTCACAAGAGTTGACATTGTAGATCCAGGTGAGTTCTATCAAGAAGCACCTTTCATTCTCATAACTGGTGGTGGAGGTATAGGTGCAAAAGCAGAAGCAACTATAGCACAGGGTGCTATCACAGGTATCAATATCACTGATCCAGGTGAAGGATATACTTCGCCTCCTAATATCATATTCACAAAACTTGTAAATCTCAAACGTAAGACTAGAGCAAGACAGGCATTTAACTCATCTGCGATATACTTAACAGGTCTTGTCAAAGATGTTACCGCAAATGATACAAACATATATGTTGACTCTACAGATGCATATCCTGGTTCTGGTCAAATAATAATCAATAGAGAAACTATAACATATACATCTAAGACCGCAGGTAGGTTTACTGGTTTAACTCGTGGTGTAAACTTTAACTATGATCAAAGAGTTATATTGGATGCTAATCAAAATGATGGTGTTACTGGATTATCACTTTATAAATTTAATGTTGGTGATAGAGTTATACGTCGTGTTGAAAATGCTAATAACAAAGTTGCAAAAGTATATGACTGGGATCCTTCAACAAGAGAACTTCTTGTTACATTTGAAGTTGATGAACTAGCATTCATTGATGGTGGTAGAGCAGCGACTGAGGATGCTATTGTTCAGTTTGATGCAGGTGTTGCTGCATCAACTGGTCCAGGTGTTTTACCACATGTCGTTATTGATTCGGTTGGAAGCACTATTACAGCATTAACAGATCCTATCACAACATTACAAGATAAAGATTTTGAAGATGATGATGAGAATGCAGGAGCAGGTGATGGTATTCCTGATTTGATTAATACAAACACTGACTATGCTAATCAAATTAATCTTGATGGTGGTATCTTCAGCTCTCTTTATGGTATTGAAGAAACTCAAGGTGGTACTAACACAACTCTATTCCAAGTTGGTGATAGCATTAAAGATGGTGACATACCATTTAAGTATGCAACAGTCACCTCTGCAGGTGGACTTGCTGATGGCGTTTCACACCCTGCAGTGCTAAATATTACCTTAGATATTTCAGCAGGTACGACTACAAACTATCAAACGAATGAAGTTGTAACTGGTGCTATTTCTGGAGTACAAGCAACTGTTGTTACTTGGAATAATCAAACTGGTGTATTGCAAGTCAAAGATATAGTTCCATTTAACACAAGTAATGTTAACATTGGTATTGGTGGACTGTTATATGAGTTTTCTCAAAATAGCAGTGTGATTGATTTTATTATTGCAAATCCTGGAGTAAACTATACTGGAGTCCCAACAATAGCAATAGAGAATACAGGAGATATACAGGCAACTGGTACTGTAGTCATGACACCTGCAGGAGACCAAGTTGCATCAATCACCATTAATAATGGAGGGTATGGAATCCCTCAAACGGTAGATGGTACCTACAATCTTCACCCAACTGTAACATTTACAAATGCGAGTGGAGATACTACAGGTGCAAATGCTGCAGCACAAGCAGTATTAGGTGGCGAGAATCTTGTAGGTAACGGTGGAGCAACCTATAGGATCAAGAGCATTGAATATCTTACAACTGTTCGCTCGTAACTACGATAAATAAACAGGAGGACAATAGTACCTAACAATGGCAGCCCTATTAACGGATCAGTTTAGAATTTTTTCTGCGAAAAAGTTTATTAAAGCATTAGAAGGTCCTGACTCAACTCAATCTGACACAGTTGCAGGTGCAACGAGAGATCGTTTGTATCTGTTTATTGGTAGACCACAACCGTGGGATAATGAAAACTCACCCCCTCAAGCGGTGGATTCATTCTCTGAGTTCTCAGGTTCTTATGACGACATGGTATCGATGAAGCGTGTACTTGCTTCTGATACTGTGCAAGTTTGTCGTAGAATTGACTGGGTATCCCCAGAACAAACTACTGGTGGATTAGGTTTCACTTATGATATGTACCGTCATGATTATAGTCCCTCCAAAACTGCTGCCTCTGGTGCGACTAAACTTTATGACTCCGACTTCTATGTCGTAAACTCTCAGTATCAAGTATACAAATGCATCTATAATGGAACATCTCCGTCCGATCCAAATGGTAAGCCTAGCACTGTCGAGCCTACTGGTACTAGCACTAGCATCATTACTACTGGTGATGGGTATCGTTGGAAGTACATGTACACTATTCCAGTTGCAAGCGTTCTTAAGTTTTTCTCGAACGACTACATGCC